GTTGCACCAGAGCCGCCGCCGTCCGATATCGAAATCGTCGGAACGCTAGTGTAGCCATGGCCGCCCGACACAACTTCGATCCCACCGAGACCGCTAATAGCCAGGACCGCCGAGGCTGACGCACCAGAACCACCGCCACCGGTAATCGTGATATCGGGCGGCGATGTGTATCCCGTCCCGGCCACATTGACCGTAATGGCCGTAACCGCACCCGACACCACAGAGGCAATGCCACCGGCAGTGACGCCGTTAGGCGGCGCCGAAAATGTCACCTGGGGTGCTGATGTGTAGCCTGATCCGCCATCATTAATGACCGCCTCGGCCACCCCGCTTGTGGTTAGAATCGCCTGAAGAATCGCACCACTATCCGACCCGCCACCGCTAAACGCGGCCTGAACAACATCATCCGGGTTGTACCCAGAACCGGGATTGGTGATCGTCAAAGCGACAACGGAGCCATTTTCGATCGTAGCCGTTGCAGTGGCGCCGCTGCCGGCGCCACCATAGAACGTCACCGTAGGGACGGATGTGTATCCACTGCCGGCTGCCGTAATGTCGCCTATGATGTAAGGCCCGAGAGAACCGGGCGAATACAAGATCATCCCATCCCATATCCAGTAGTTATTCTGCGACATGTTATTGGCGATCAGCAGAAACTGCGTACCTGACTGACAAGCAACAGGAAGCTGACCGCCATTGTAAAATGTCCCGGCCGCAGAGCTGATCGTTGTCACCGTACCGGATGGATAAGAGATATCGTAAGCAGTGCCATCTGACAGAAAGACAGCACAATTCGTCATGTTGTTGATGTTGAAAAACGAGAAGTAAACAATCGTCTTGCCAGCCGGCGCCGTGTAGAGAGGCGGCCCCTTGTCGTACAAGGTGCGGAAGTTGGCCTTCCCCGTCAGAAGGAAGTTTTCAACCCAAAAGAATTCCGTGTCATCCAGCGCCGTTCTGGCGTCCGATTGGTTCATGGAACCGAATGGTGCGGCAGTGTAGAATTTTAGATCTTGTGGCAGCCCAAATCGTGCCGCCTCAGATGCCGCTAGTTGCTTTATCCCATCTCGTGAGCCTGACATGGCTCACCACTGTCCGTAGTTGGAGTAATACCTGCTCGGAACCTTTCCGCGATCTACCGCGCCCCTGCGAAGCTGATTGCTATCCTCGAACCGACTTCTCATCAGTTCAGCGGCACCATACCGGCCAGAGCTTTCATAAGCTCGCATCGCTGCATAGTATTTCACGCCGTTCTGAAATGGAGACGGAATGGCATCGTAATCCGCGTCAGTCCAGATCGGCCCGGCGGTGCAGAGCGTATCCCATTCCATTTCATTGGCATTCTGCGGCACAGGGAATAGCCACACTTCCCCCTGCTCCCCGTCGTTAAACACCGTCCAAACGATAGGGTAATTCGTAACCAGGATCTGGTTGCTGCGGCAATACGCCTGGAAGTCCTCGAATGGCATCCAGTCAAGGCTGGGCCTAACGGCCCCGCCCCAGGATACTGTGACGGACACCACATCACAGATGCCGCGCATTCCGGGATACTGCTCATTCAGGAACTCATTGGCGAACCCGATATAGGGATACCGCTCCTGCCCCTGGATAGTCTGAAAGGCGCTGTTAGGATTAGAATTAGGACGAGCACCAGACGGCACGGCCGTATCGGGCTGAGAACTTCCGCCAAATTCCGGCTGCCCCAAAATAAGACGGCGGCAACACCCGGTAAGAAGGGATGTTGCCGCCCGCGCCTCATTTATGTACTGAACCGCAGAGAACTCCGTAACGAAGATCCCCTGCGGATCGCGAATCAGGTCTCTGAATTCATACAGATATTTCGATAAGAGCAATCAATTGCTCCTACCGAACGACTCGCCTGCCCTGCCCCGCCCAGCCAAGCCTGCCGCGTCAGGGGATTTCATACAAAATTAGCCTGCTTGCATCCATAAAAAATCGGACACGCCGCCAACGCCAAGTGTCAGCGTGGCAACGGTCGGGGCTGTGGTGCCAAATCCGCCGGTGGTCTGAGCATAGATGTTGTTTGATCCGGAGGTTTGTGACGCGATGTGGCCACCATCGACAACAAGCTGGCCAGCCGCCACCAAGACCGAACCAGATACAGCCGCCTGAATGACCGGCGAGCGGCCACGGAAGAACGATGCCTGACTGTTGGGGTTCGTGTAAGCAGGAGCGATCGTCGGCGCCCCGAACCCGGACGTAGTCACCTGTGCGCCAGCCAGATACCCGGTCCCACCGTTTGTCACCGCATAGGAAGTTACAGTCCAATCCATGATAATTGTGGCGGCTGCGGACGAACCGCCGCCGCCACTGAACGTCAGGGCAGGAACTGTCTGGCTCGTAATCGGCAGCCCATGGTTGGTGCAGATGACTGCATTCACCGTCTGGCTGCCAGTCAACGCGCATGTAAGAATGCCGCCAGAACCAGTTGTGTCACGCGGATCATTGACCACAGAAACAGTCGGCGCCGATATATAGCCAGCACCCTGGTTCAAAATCGTCGCAGACGAAATCGATCCAGATGTCAGCGTGGTATAGCCGGTCGCCGGGATACCCGGCGACGGCGGCGCTGAAATCAGCATCAGTGGCGGGTAAACGTAGTTTGTGCCGCCAGCCACGACAGTGACGGTTGTCGAGACGACCTGACCCATAATGGCCTGCCACGAGCTTGACCCAGCAGCAGCCGTGATCGTCGGCGCTGATGTGTAACCAGTCCCGGCATTGGACAGAACCGCCGCTACCGGACAGCCGGTTTGGTTGGCGATGCGATAGTTGTTCCCATCGCTGTCAATCTGGATGAAGTTGCCTTCAAACCCATCGTTGGCGATCGGACGCCACACCGTCATTACCGGATCATAGACCTGGATGGTTGAGTATGGTCCGTGCGCGATATTGAAATAGCCGGGCGGGATGTAGATGACCTCGCCAGCCTGAAGCGTAAAGTTGTTGGTTCCGAGCTGGTTCAGGGGAAGCGTAATGCCTACGCCACCATAACGATTTGGCATATCGGTATCCTCTTAGTTCAACGGAGCGCCAGCAAAGGCGGTAGCAGACGCAACAGCGGGAGGCGGAGGCGGACCACCAGTCCAGGCCGGCGCCTGAAGGCCGGTAAAGTGCGCGCCAGAAGACGGCTTCATGCAGCACATGTTGAGCGCCGCAACCAGCACGCCGATCGACGCTAGTTGCCCTTGCGGGATCATGCTCTCGAAGCCTGTAAAGTACATCTGCAACGAAGGATGCATGAACATCGCGAGATAGCGCGAATTGATCATATACATTTCACCGACGGGACAGAATGGGTCGGAGAAGATCGGCGTATCCAGTACCCTGATCGCTCTGAACCCGGCGTTCACCACATCGCCCCGGCCATAGCGACTGCGCGGATCAGTGTTGAAGATCTCGGCGCCCATGAAGTCAGCCATAAGTGTGGCCCAGTTCACAGGGTTCATGATAATGAAGTCAGGTGACTCACCAGCAGCGCCCGTCTGCACCTTCACCAAAGCCTGGGCAATCCCCAAGCGGTTCGCGATTGTCGCGGAATTCGGATAGTATTGGCCCTGCCAGTATCCGTTGGTGCGCGCGATGCCCCCGTACGTCGCGGTGTTTGTGCCGTTATCGTATGCGCCAACTAGAGAATCCAGGGCCAGGGTATTCTGGGTATACGAATACAGAGACGTAGCCAGAGACTGCTTCATCACCACGGCAGCGTCCGATGTCACCGCCCGCAGCTTGGGGATAACAACCTCAGATGACTGGACGATAGACTCAAAGCCGAAGAAGCCGATCGGCACCATACCGGCCTTGAGGTTGAACTGAGCGTTGTTCAGCGCAACCTGATCCTGGGGGATCTGGAAGTCACCGCCAAAGCCACCCCACTGGAAGCTGACGAAACTAGATCCCTGTACCGGGAAGGTAATCTGCCCAACACCACCCATGGCCGCTTGGGTATTAGCCAAGAGCAAGGAAAGCAGGGGATGGGCTTGATAAACCTGAACAAACACAGTCGGGATGATTGCCCGGCGCGTGATGTATGAAAGCTGCTGGCCTGTAAGACCACCAGGAACTAGACCGCCGCTACTGGCGCCGGTAAAGGCTGTTACGGAACCTGACATTTACCGGCTTCTCCTAACCACCGCCCAGGCGGGTAAATTCTGGATCGCGCACGATCGACCGCAGCTCGCTGGTCAGCCATTTCTGCGGATCTTCATGCAGCGACTTCCATGCCTCATCACCGGATGCCGAACCCCATGCATCAACGGTATTGGGCAGATAATCATAGCCAGATGCGGGCGGCGCCTTCGGCGCGCTCTCAGCCACCCAGGCAGCGGCAGCCTCAACATCTGGATTGTTGTTCTGGCGCATACGATCCATGACACGTTGCATCGCATCATCAGAGAAGCCGCGCTTTGACTTCACCTGCTCCATGCGAGCTAGAAGCTCATCTTCCTGCCGCTTGGTCTCACGAGCCGCTTCCGCAGCTTCGCGAGCGTTCCACTTCTCTTCCAAAGCAGCTACCCGAGCGCGCTCTTTCTCAAGCTCACTCATCACCGGCTGAAGAACCGCTTCGCGCTGCTGACGATAGGGGAATTCGGCTTTCGGATTGATCGTCTGGATCAGCTTCTCGGCGTCAGGCGCGGTGCGCGGATCGCCCAGCAACTGATTCAGCAAGTTAACACTCTGCTGAGCGATTTCGGCCGGCGTTCTGTTGTCGCTCACTGATTATGCCTTGGCGGGCGACTTGCCGACGTGATCAATCGATCCGACGCCAGACTTGAAATCAGGCATCGATGCCGCATTAGCGCCGATATCCATCATCGGGAACGGCACCCTCTTCATTATGGGATCGTTCTCATTGATGGAAGTCACATACGGAGCAAACGGCCCCGGAGCGGAATTCTTCGATTCGGCCATGATAGTCTCCTACATTCCTGGGGGCGGGCCACCGCCACCGGGCGGCGGCATGGCTGGACCGGCATTTGGTTGAGGCGGCATTGGGCCGCCGGGCTGACCGCCTTGCTGGCGCATCTGCATCAGATGCTGCACCAGCATCTGAGCCTGCTCCTGCTTCGTGGCGACTTCCTTGAACTCGCCAACAAGCTTCGTCAGATCAGTGGCGATCTTCAGAACCTTCTCGTGCATCTCACTGCCCATCGGAACAGCCGGGATGGCTTTGCCGATTAGCTCAGCCGCCTGTGTCAGCTTGACCAGAGCTTCCTTAGAGTTGCCTGGATTGTTCTGCGGGATGGTGTGAGGGCCAACATTAGCTGGCGGGGCACCGGGCATGCCTTGGCCACCGCCGGACGGTGGCATACCGGGAGGAAGCCCTCCACCGGGCACTCCGGTTGGCATTGGCGCTAAACCCAATCAGACCTCCAAGGAAGTGACACCCGCCGCTGACGGGTGTCAGCTTCGATTACCGCTTGTGTTTGCGGCCGCGCCGAAAACGGATCATCAGTTGACTCCTTGATCTGCCCCAGAGTTATCCACGGGGGTCTCAGCACCTGAGACGATCACTTCTTAACCCATCGGAACAAGATAGGTCAATAGTACTGACCTAATTTCCAGTCTTGTGAACAAAAAGAGATTGACAGGACAGACTTCTGTCAAAAGGGTAATTTGACAGAAGTGTCGTCGCTACCAATTATAGCCTCGCTAATCAAAAATCGGGAGAACAGCATGGCAACGGCAGCTAGTGGGATGTTTTACGTCTACAATTCATGGGGCGGCGCAGGCACCATGTACGGCACCCCCTATTCGGGTCCGGTAGACGGCCTTCAATCGGAACTAGACCTTGAGATAGCACCAACCGTCATCCCGGCCGTTCAACCAGCGCCCGGCGTGATCACTAGCTTCGACGTAACGTCCGCAACGCCAGATGCGTTCATCCTGGCCGGATCTGGCTACAACCAATGTGCAATCAACACAGCCACCGGTGGCGGCAACAACGTCCTGGATGCCACCGCAGGATCTGACTTCCTGACCGGTGGCGCCGGAAATAACTCGTTCTACCTGGACGCCCGCAACCTCTCGACCAACCAATGGGATACGATCGCAGATCCTCATGCCGGCGATGGAATTACTATATGGGGCGTAACGCCAGCCGACTTCGGGTTGACGTGGTTCAACGGGCAGGGGGCATCCAGCTATGCCGGATTGACTGCTGATTTTTTCAAAAATGACATACCGGAATTCAGCGTCACCCTAACGGGTTACTCTCAGGATGATCTGACCAACGGGCGCCTAGCGGTAAGCTACGGCCGGACACCGGATATGCCGAATCTTCCGGGGTCTGACTATCTACATATCAACGTCACCGGCTAGGCAGGCAGGGCATGGCGAGGCGAGGCAAGGCACGGCGAGGCAGGCAAATGAGGCGCTAAGCGCCTCATTTCTTGTGTTTGCCCTTCTCAAGAAGCTCCGGATGCTGCTGAATCAAAGCGGCTTTCTCGATCTCGGCCCGTTCCGCATCCTCAATCAACTCATTTTCCATCGGCGCCCCGATCATCTGAGCCACACGCTTCGGTGATGCGGCGCCGATTTTCGCCAGAGCGAATGCGAGTTCGCGAATGTCATGCTGGAACGCTGGGCTGGACGAATGGCTGTCCACGGAGACCCGAGCGTTGTCCCTGATATTACGAAACTGAAAGCTGATCGGCTGCATCCCCTTGGCTGGCGGCTCCAAAGACGGATCTGGCTCAATGTTGCTCTGGATCGTCTGATCGCCCGGCATGACCCAGGCCGTGATTACCTCGTTGGACTTGGCGCGCAGCATGTCGAAAATTAAGGCGCCGCAACGCTCCACCGAACGCTCAATTTTAAGGGCGGCATCTAGATGTCGTGCGGCACCCTGCCGGACCAACGTATCAGACTGTCCCTGGCTCCTGACTGACCCCTCGCCTTCTCCGCGCATGATCGGCGGGAACCCCCCGATTGTGTCGAACATGGCGTTGATCTCGGCGAAGCTTTTCCAGATATCGCCCGGTATGTCCTCGCTGACTTTGTTGATCTTCGCTGAGGGGTTGCCGTCCGTCCAATACCCACCCGGCTTGTTCAGCTTGGAGTAGGCGTTCTGGTTGATCGTCGTAGAACCTGACATGAACCGAACGGGATCTTCCTGAAGGCGCAGCATCCGGTTGATGCCATCGATGCGATTATTCAGACTGCGCTGAAGAAGTGCCACCAGATAAACATGGCTGATACCCCAAAAGTAACCCGCAAGCGGCATGGCGCAATACTCAATGAACCCATGCTTCCCCTTGAGCGGATTTTCCTCGTCTGGCATTCCTCGCTTAGTCGCGAAGTCATGCGCGAAGGCGTTGAACAAAACGTCTTCACCGAAAACGATGTCGTTCCCCATCATCGTGATGGTGGCCCAATCGTCCTGCTCATCATTCCATATCCACAGCTCATCCAGAGGCACGAGCTGATCCACAACCGCAGCCTGCATAGACGGCTGCGGCGCGAACAGATGAGTAACTGTGCCGCCACCAGTAGCCGGCGCTGTGCCGCCGGCCTGGAATGGATAGAGACCGCCGACGATGATTTGCTTGAGCAGCGATCCCTGCTCTTCACCGCCCCGATTGCGGGTTTGCAGATTATCTACCGCCCTCATCAACGCTGCCTGCTTGGCAGCAGGCAGACCGGATATGATCTGACGGAACCGCGAGCGAGTTGGGAACGTGCTGTGAATGAAAGCCTCTTGGCGTTCCAACGTGCTGATACTCTCGTTATAGACGCCAAACGCTTCGGGCTGGATCAGGTAGGATTCAAAGCCGTTACGGGACCACAGAACCTGTTGGATAGATTTTCCTTTTATCAATCCCCACAGGACGATGTCACTAATGCCATCGTCTATGTCGTTGTTGACAATGTGTTGAAGAAGACCGGACGCAGCGGCAACCCCCTTGGCTCGATCGGCGGGAGATACCTGCCCGAAATAGTCCACCCTGAACCGCAATC